TCTAGGACAAAGCCTGCTAATAGTGGTTCGGTGGTGTATAGGGTAGTCATCCAGGATGACTTGGTAATATCGTGATGGATTGCATTTACCAGGCTTGATTGCACCACGCTAGTTGATCCTGGGGTGGTTTTAGTAACTGTTACTCCATCAAGCAATTCTATGTCTACCCCTGCCAATGGCTTATTGGGGTTGGCATCATCATAAAGGTTAAGCTGAATGCTATCTATGCGTATTTCAGGGTCTTTACGTGTGGCTAGGATGCCTTCAGCTTGATCTAGGGCTTCAGCATCGGTCTGCACCAATATGCCTGAGCGTGTGCCTGAATGAAGGAAATACTTATCAATGGAAGGCTGGTCAAAGGCATTCTGGGCTGTGCCACCCAAGCGCGTAATAGTTACGTCATTTATCAGGGTTGTATCATCTAGAGCAACTACGGCATTGGTGTATGAGATGTCCGTGCCTTGGTCGCTAAACTCATAAACAGGGAATGCTGGTGCGGCAATTAAATTATCACGGCTGACAAAATCAAGCTTGCCATTGGCATCAATAAAGATACCGCCAAACTCGCTTTGCTCTACTGTAAACAAAGCTTCTAAGGCCGTTCTCGCCGTGCCTGGGTCAGCCTGAAGGGTAGAATCACCTGCATCTATAGTTCTTAGGCTTATAGGCCATTCTATGTCATCTAATATGGCATTTACTCGAGCCCCTGAGAGCTGCACCCCTGAGCCTGCTACTGTGTCAATGGCTGAGCCTGCAAGCAACTTAAAACCATCTACGCAGCGCAAGGTAACTGTGCTCAGCTCATCATTGCCTTGCCTAAAGCCTGTGTCATAGTTAGTGATAAAACCTGAAAATAGAAAATAGTTTTGGCTGGCATACGTAGCATAAATGATAATCTGCCTAAGCGGAACAAGATTGGGATAATATGCCCCTGCTGGGTTGGTGGGATTCCAATCGCCATTCTGATCATACAAAACTACATTGGCTGTGCCAGCTTCAAACTTAGACGTAATACGATTGCGGCCACGCCTGATTGAAACCTGAGTTACCAAATCAGTTATCTCAACAGGCAATGTGCCTGAGCCAAGGGTATTTGTGCCTAGTATGCCTTCGGTAGCGCTACCTAAGATTAAAGGGTTAATCTCAAAGGCAGTATCGCTGTCAAAGTCAACAAAGACACGTAGTGTAGGTGCTGGCATTAGATTGATATGCTACTAAATTGAGTGCTCTTACCTGAGCGTTGATATTCATATTGGATGTCAGTTATGACCTCAGCCAAATCTTCGGCAGATACAACGTTACCTGCAACATTGACAGTAATTAAAGTATCGCCATTTTCCCTTGCACGAAATCTAGCAGGGTCAAAAGGGGAATCTGCTGAAATACCAGGCGTGTCAAAAAAGCCCATTGCTCGCAATCTAGCTTGCTCATCGCCTAAAGCATTCATTGAAGTTGTGGTTAAAGCATTTGTAAGTGTGTCTATGTGTTCTTTAAGCAAAAAGTTGATGCCTGTGCCAGTATCAGTTGTCAAACGCATACTGGTTAAAGTAGCTATTTGGTCAGCGATTGTATTTGTTGACATTGTAGGCGATACAGGGTTAAACGGATTTGGCACAAATATATTGCCACCATTGTTTGCGCCATTGTTTGCGCCGTTATTTCCACCATTGTTGCCACCATTATTGCCGCTTACAACTGTTCCACCTGCTGTTACCGATGGCATATTCTTAATCTTGTTTGCAATGACATCAAGGTTAAATATAATTTTGCTGAGAATGGTATCCCAATCCTCAAAAGGATTTTTGGCTTTAGGAAGGTTTTTAATACCTAAATCAACAAGTGCAGTTTTGGCTTGAGCATTGATAAGTTTTGCAATCACGTCTGTGATTGAATCCCCTGCCTTCATGATTACGCCAAGACTTGCTAGAGCAGGTGCGTTAATTGCTAATACTGCTGTGGAAGCCTTTTCGGCAGCTTCAGCCATGTCATTGTTAAGCGCAAGGAGAGCAACAAGGCGAAGGCGTTGCTCACCATCAATTTGACCTTGCAAAGCTGCAACAATCTGAATGTTTTCCATATCAAAAATTGTGCCAGCTCGCTTGAGTTGTAAAGCTTCTTTTTCGCGCTTTAGTTTTTCTCTTTCAGACTTAGCAGCTAAAGCGGCTGCCTTCTTGCGATCTGCTTCAATCTTTTTCTGCAATGCTAATTGCTGTTTGTAATCATTTATATTGCCACGACTAACACTAAAGTTTCCTCCCCTTGGGTTAGCTAGTTGTGCGCGTAATTCATCTAATTTTAATTGTTCTGCTGCATCAATGCGAAAACCTGTTGACAATAATGCTTTAGTGTATTCAATGGTTGTTCCAGCACGTCTAAAGACATCGCCTATTGCTTGACCAAAATTAACTAATTTCTGTAATCCATTGTCATAATCACCTGAGCCAAGGGATTCTAGAAACGCAATAAGACCTGCGCCAATTTCTTCTGCTAAATCACCAAAAGCAATTTTTAGTTTATCTATTTTGCCAGCGTAAGTGTTGGCGTTGTTTTCGGCTGCGCCGCCAAATTGTTCATTTAAGGCTGCTACGCTTTTTTCAAATCCCATTGCTTCCAGCTCAGCAGTTGTAAACGCTGTTTGCAATTTACCTAGCGAAGCAAAGTTTCCATTATAGGCACGACTTAATGCAACTGTAACTGACGTTAAATCCCTACCTGTGCTGGTTGAAACATCCATAGCAAGGTTTAACAAGTTCATAGATTTCTCAGCACTGAGTGTTGTGCTAAGTAGACCAGCAATAGCAGGTGATAATTCGTCTTTGCTTATCGCCGTTGCTTTTTCACTTGATTCTAGATAATCTTCAATTGCTTTAGTATTGTAAGCTAAACCTAAATTACGCAAACTAGCTGCTAGTTTATTGGCTGCGCGATCTTCTTCCGCAAACGCAATAACTGAACGCCGCAATGCTTGAATACCAGCGATAGCAATAAAAGTGCTTTTGGCTGTGCGAGCTAATTTATCAAACTTCCTGTTTAGACTTGTTGTGCGCCTTTCAGCAGCCTTAAATCCTTTGTCCTTGAACTCGGAAGCAATATCAATGCGAATGTTTGACATTAAGCGGCCTTTCTTACTGCTGCACGTTCCTTAAATAATTTAGCAGCTTTATCAATAGCCTTGAAAGTTGCATCTAAAGCCTTGCCATTGTTCTCAGCATAAGCAGCAAAAAGTAAACGACCACGCCCACGGCTAAACTTGTCATATTTCTTTAACGGGCCAACATCATTCATTGCACCCACAAAGATGCGACCAGCATCAGGATTGTTGCTTGATCCAAATGCCTTGCCACTTTTAGTATTCTTATTTCCTGCCTGTGGTCTGCCATAAGGGTGTAAACGACCTGAAGTTTCTACGATTGCACCAACGGCAGATTTGTTAAACAAAGAATACAAACCTGCAAAACCTTGTCTGTTTCTTTTGCCTTTGCCTATGGAATACGTCAAACCTTTACGCACGACACGCCCATTGTATTTGGGAAAACCGCGTTCCCGGCTAGTGCGAGATATTGGCTCAACGCCATTATCATTCCAATTGTATAAATTGCCAGGTGCTTGTCCTGGAACTTTAGCCTGAGCATCTAAAACAACTTCTTTTAACGCAAAGCGGATTTCAGCATTCATCTCTTTAAGTAGGTCAGGCGCAAACTTTTTCAAAGCTTTCTTAAGCTCTGGAACGCCCTCTACTACGATTGGCATTTTTCCTATCTTCCGCTTGTTTGACTAATACTGCATGAATCGCTCTTAACATTGAACGATCCATATTAATAAACTCACTAGGCGCAATTCCTAGATTTACAGACAATTCTGCTATCTGATAAGTCCAAGAATCACGCGTTACCCATTTGGGGAATCATCACCTAGAACCTCAACAGCTTTTAAGGTTGCTAGAAACTTTTCCCCAAATGGAAACACATCGGGCGCATCTGCTCTACGCAGACACTCCCATGCAAGCCAATAGATATCACTCTGCTTTTGATCTTCCTGAAAAGCTCTATAAAAGCCTTTTTTGGTATGTTGCTCAAAAGCATACTCAACAACAGGCGTAATCTCATGAATAGATTCGCTGCCATCTGCCCTTGTTACTTTTAGCCTTGCCATTTTTGCCCCTTTGTTAAATTAGAACGTGCCTGTGTCGGCTATCGTTACAACAGAGTTTAGCGTAAAGGTAATGTCTTGTGTTCCAAGATCGCCAACGCCACCATTGATCGGGGTCAGGTTATTGACCAAAATATCAAAGGTGTAAAGCGGATTGGTTGCGCCGACAGCAGTTAGTTTCTCCTGAAGCATTTTTACTGCAACAGTTGTTCCGAATGCTGCGCGAAGGGTTGCCATTACGTTTGTTGCTGCTGTGTCATTCAAGAATGAAACAGTTAGCGTTCCAGATTCCAAGCCTTTTACAAACTTGTGAGCTGTATCGCCCATAGCGGTAACTTCAAGCTCATCT